CCGCTGCATGGTCTAAAACGCTCTCCGCCACGTCAGCCCTCCGTCACCTCTCGCCAGACGGTTTCGGTGCCGACAGCCCCCGGCTCCCAGACGTTGTTAGCAACGAGGGATTCCCAGACCTTGCCGTTGTGCTTCACGCGGGCACCGAGCGGGTAGGGATTCGTAGAATCTGGCTGCACCCATTCGGGCACTTCCTCTGTCGGCGTGTCGGGCGTTCCGGCTTCAAGCACCTTCGCCCAAAGGCTCGGCGCTGCCGTGGGCGACCAATCGGGCTGCGAAGTGTGAGCCTGAAGGCATGTGTAAAGCACGCCCTCGAAGCGCACGCGCTCGCCCTCGGCGTATGCGTGTCCGTCTCCGTCCCACTCCGCGAAAAGCGCAGGGCACTTCGCCGCAACGTCGCTAGAGAGCGACGGCGCTTGACCGTCGAAAATGGCGATGATCGCGCGAAGCTTGCCCTCTTCCTCTTCGGTGAATGCCATATGTTCCCCTTTCTCTCGCAACAAAAAAGCCCCCGCGAATGCGAGGGCTTCGATACCTTGCTATGTCGGCTTCCTCAGCCGAAAAGCTCCTTGTATAGCGCGTCCATGCGCTTTACCGTCTCGTGAGCGCAAAGGCGCTTCATGCTTCCGCGCCACGACTGGTAAGATTGGTTGACCTGCTCGACGGTCATAATCCCTTGGGCGACCAGCGCGGCTTGCTTCTTCAGCTTTCGCCGCTGCCGCGTCACGGAGGAACGGCACGGGCGAACGACCACCTTTCCGCCCTCGCCATATGAAAACCTCTTCTTCAGGAACACGAAGCCGCGCGTCAGCTTCACAACGCGCGTCTTCTTGCGGTTGATGATGATTCCCAGATCGTCGCAGAGCGCTTCGATGCGCGAAAGAGCGTCCCAAAGCGTCTGCTTGTCAAGCGCGATGCAATAGCTATCGTCCATGTATCGCCCGCTCGCCAAGATGCCCGGAAGGGACAGCATCAAATGGTCAACCGGCGACGGCAGGGCAACGGCTAGAATCTGGTTCGGCTCGCTGCCAAGACCCAAGCCGCGCACGCCGTGAGCGTCTATCTGGTCGCTCATGACGCGCTTAACGCGCTCATCGTCAATGGCGCGGTCGATAAGGCGCTTGCATGCGTCGTGGTTGATGTTTGCGAAGTAGTCCGCGAAATCGACCTGCAAGATGTAGCCTTCCGCGCCGTGCTTCCGGTGGTGCTCGACAAGCTGGCGCTTCATTCGCCGAATCGCGTAGTCGGTGCCGCGACCCTTGACGTTCGCTGTGCATCCCTCGGTGAGGGTAGGCCAGATCGCGGGCGCGAGCGCGTGACGGCTCAACGATTTCTGTATGACGCGCTCTGAGAAGTGGACAGAGCAGATGTGGCGAAGCTTGCCGCGCTCGAACAAGTCAAACTCTATGAAGCCGCGCCGGAAGTCAGCGCCCGTGAGAAGGTCGCGCCGCGCTCTCATGATGTTTGGAATTACGCGCGCCATGTAGCGCTGAACGCTCGATTTCCAGCGCACACCAGCGGCAGCGCCGTTGGCGGCATCGTATAGGTTATCGAGGTCGGCGACGGCTTCCAGCGTGCAGCCCTCGATGCGCCTAGCCCGGTTCTCCGCGCGCTTGGCATCGCGCCTTGCTCGGCGCGCAGCCCTGCGCTCTTCAGAGTTCATGAGGGCACCCCGCGCGGCTCGCAATCGGCATCCAGCAGCCGCTTGACGGTTGACCATGAAACGCGGTCGAACGCCGAGAACCGCGCCATGCAAGCAGCGAACGGCAACCGTCGCGGGGTGCATATTTACGGGCTTGCGCCCGATGGTCGCCCCTTCCTTCCTCAAATGCACGGCGCGCGGCGCTTCTGGCCGCACGGTCTGGCAAGGCTTGGGAATCACGGCAGCGGGCGCACCCAGTCGTTCGTCGGGGCATTGTTGTTGGCATTGCCGTTGCTGTTGACATTGCACGCGCTAGACGAAGACCCGCCCATGACCGACCGCAGCCACCAATTGACGCGATGATTTCCAAGGGACAACGCGCGAACATTCTACCCCTTTCCAATGAGCTTCACGCCCGCGCGAGCGCCCTTTATGAGCTTTATATCGTTCTCGATGCTCTCTGAGATCTCTTCGAACTTAGCCACCTTGACGGGTAGCTTCATTGCCAGAAGGCATTGCAGGTCTTGGTAAAGCTGGTTTAGGTCTGCCAAGGCAAGCGTCATGTAATGCTTGCGCTCCTCGACGTTCCGCTGTGTGTTCGGGTAGAAGGCATCAGCCTTCACGAGGTTGAACACCACGCTTCGCGCCGTCTCCGCCATGGGGACGGCGAAGATGAAGCGATAGGATTTGGGCACCGCGCCCGAAGTGACAAGCCGCGTCACTTCGTTTCGAATCGAAACCGCAGTGTTGAAATACTCGAACGTGCTTAGGTTGCGGTTCCGCACATATACGCCGCTCAATTTGCAACATCCCCCCCCCCCTCCGTGATTTTCAAAAAAATACTTCGCCCGCGCTTCGCGCGGGGAAGTATAGGCGCATGCGCAAGGCATGCGCCAGACCTGTACCATGTACGGCTGATTTTATCAGCCTAGGAGGAAGCACGGCAGCGGGCGCACCCAGTCGTACGTCGGGGCATCGCTGCTGGCATTGCCGTAGCCGTAGACACTGCACGCGCAAGACGAAGACCCGCCCATGACCGACCGCAGCCACCAAGCGACGCGACCGCCAACGATGCGGATTGCGGTGTCCGTGAAGATGGGGAACTGCGAATCGAAGCCGACAGAGTAGCCCTTGCTGCCCCAGACCGGGAACCCGTAAACCTCCATCTCTGAGGGCGACCAAATCTTGCCCAAGTCCGCCCAGCTCCAACCGCTCGCTTCGGTGAGCTTCCCCGAAGACGAATAGCGCTCTTCGAGAAGAACGCGCTGCGCGAGAATCGCGCTCTGAAGCGTTGACGGCAGCGCGGGCAGATAATCGTTGATCTCCCAATCATGGAGCTTCGAGCACAAGTAAGGGTGCTTCTCTTCGGCGGTGCCGTTGTTGTCGTTCGTCTCGCGCCACTGAAGGTAGCTCGTGTTGGATGCCTTGTCGCCCTTAACGGTGACGGGCGCTTTCGGCACCATGACGATATGGTGCCCCTTCGCGGTGTCGCCGCACTGGTAATACTGGTCGATAGCGCCGATGCGGTAGCGCACCGTCTGCGCGGGCACGTTAGCGCCCTCGGAAACGGGAACGTCGATGTAGTCGCCGATGCGAAGACCGGCGAAGTTGGCGTTTCGCGCTCGGTTGCGAAGCCACGTGTAAATGTCGGTGCTACCGATCTCGTTAGCGAAGACCGAAGCGAGCGAGCGCCCCGCGTAAGCGTTGATGTTGTGCTGGCGGTCGTATTCCTCAGCGGTCGTTACGGCGTTTGCCGAGTTGCGCGCCGAAGTGTCCTTGATGTTCTTAGCCGAGCCGCCGACGTTGAGAACGGAAATGTCAGCCATGAAAGAACCTCCTTAGTTGAGTGTCGCCGTCTCGCCCGAAACGCTCGACTGAGAAAGCGTGATGCTCTCGCCAGATTGAGCCGTGACCCTGCTTGAAGGCACGTAGAGCGTTTCGCCGAGGTATAGGTAATCGTCCTGAAGCTCAGTCACCGCATGCGCAAGTGTCGCGTTCTCTTCGCGCAGCTCTTGCACCTCGTCATCTGACGGCGGTTCGATAGCGGCGATAGAGTTTGCGATGTTAAGCGCGTTCTGCGCGGCGGCGGTAGCGTCTTCCGCCGCGCCGTTGGCCGTCGCAGCAGCGGCGTTCGCGCTTGCCGCTGCGGTGTTCGCCGCGCTCGCGGCGGCGTTGGCGCTTGCGGTCGCCTTGTCGGCGTTCTGCTTCGCAGTGTTTGCGGCAGATGCGGCGTTGTTAGCCGCCGTGGTCGCAGCGTCCGCGTTCTGCTTCGCAGTGTTTGCGGCAGATGCGGCGGTGTTTGCGGCATCCGCCGCGTTGTTAGCGTTCGTCGCTGCGCTGTTCGCAGTGCTCGCCGCAGTGTTGGCCTTGCCAGCGGCGGTGTTCGCCGCGCTCGCCGCGCTGTTGGCGTTCTTTACCGCCGTCTCTCCACGGTCGATGAGGTCTTGAACGGCATCGTCCCAGTTCTGCGCGGGCTGCTGCCCGTCAAGAGCGCTGCGCAGGATTTCGATTGCGAAGCGCTCTGTCGAATAGGTCTTGCCGCTCTTCGTGATCGTGAAATAGGCTTCGTCGGTGTAGCCCGCAACGCTGCAAAGCTTCGATTCGTCAACCGTGATCGTGGCGGCGTTTCCGCTCGCCGAGCACTGGCCGCGATAGTAGTTCCGCTTGTTCGGCAGCAGCACGACAAGCCATGCCGTAGCGCCTGACAGCGAGAACTCAGAACCGTTGTCGTAGATAAGCGCCTTGATGGTGGTTCCGCCATCGTCGCCCTGACCAACCTTGATGCAGGTTCCCGCGCCCTCCTTCGAGATATCGAGTTCAAGCGTCCGTGTGTTGCTCATCACTCGCCGCCTTCCTCGACGGTGCCGTATGCAAGCGCGCGGAGGGCTTCGAGCGCTTCGGCGAAGCTCATAGCAGATCGCGCCTTGCTAGACACGGGCTGCACGTCCGCGCTCGCGGCGACGGCTGGCACGCTCGCGGCCAAAGCGTCGAACACATCGACAACCGCCCTCATGCGGTCATCGACGTACAAGGGCTGAACGAGCGTGAAGGGCTGATCGTCGTTGATTGGCTCCTTCACGTCTTCCGGCTGCACGACGGTTCGGTTTCCGTCTTCGTCAACCGCAATGAAAATCATTCCGTTGTTCGCGGCGCGGTTGACAAGCTCTTCGTCGTATTCGGTCACCATCGCTTCGCAGTTGCCTATCGGGTCGTGCAGCATGTGATAAAGGGTCTTGCTCATCGTTCCTCCTAGTCGAAGTTGCATACCGTGCAGAAGCCGTCTACAAAGTCGATGCTTCGCGTTGCGTTCCACCATGTAATCGTGCCGTCGCCGTCATCCTGAATCTTGCTGATGTAATGCAACGTGCAATCTTTCGTGATCGCATGCGTTGTCGTGGTGCTCTCGCTGCTAGATGCAGCGGCGGAAATAAGCGGCGTGGTGATTCGGATATGCTGGTTTCCCGTCAACTGAAGACCGGTCGTTAGCTCCCCGGTGCTAACGTTTCGCATGTGCGCTGAGAAGTCGATAGTCCCGATCTGCGTTCCGTATTCGTAGCCTTTAATCTCGCCACTGGCAAGACGAATGAGGTTTGAAGCAGAACTGCATTCGAACGTACCGTTAGCGTCGATATTGTTTGCCGTCATGTAGTTTGTCGTAAGCGAACCGGTGTTGAGGTTCCACGTGCTGCGACCGTATCTGTCGCTGATGATGCCCGTTTCAATGTAGGTAGCATTGATGTAGACTTTACCGCCGCTGAGATAGATTCCCTGCGTCTGCCCGTTGTTGGTCAGCTTGTTGAATATGTCGCGTTGCGTTTGAGCATCGACGGCTGAGCTTGCCGCATCGTCGGCGATTTTCTGAACGGTCTTGCCGCCAACCTCGGTGCTTGCGGAAAGCGAGAACTCGCTGTTGGTCAAGTCCCAGAAGTTGTTTCCCTTCTCGTCGGTCAGAAGACCGGCGCGCACGCGCTCGGCTCTCATGGTGCCCGTGTTGATCGCGTCGGCGCTCACCATAGCGCCTGTCAGGAAGGTTCGCCAGTCCCATTGACCGTCAGAAGTGAGGTTCGCGGCAAGTCGCATGCCCATACCGTTAATGTTGACAGCCCACATGCCCGAAGTCGCTTTGACCGGCAAGCCCGTTTCAGCGTCGATGGGTACATTGCTCCACATCGTGCCAAGTTCGAATGTCTCGACCTTGTAGGTTCCAACGGCGTTGAACTGAGCGTTTATCGCGGCCTGAAGCTGCTGAAGCCACGAAACCGACGTGCCCGCCGCAGCGTCATAGATTGCGTTCTGTTGGCTGTTGCTCTTTAACGCGTTGCTTACGCTCTGCCACATGTCGGCCATGCTGTCAGTAAGAGTGCCGAACGTAACGGTAGCGTCGCCGGTGAGCAAGTCGCGCTCAATCTGAGACACGCGGCCATGCAGGCGCACGCCCTCGGCAGAAAAGCCCTTGTCGATGATCGCCACGTCATCGCCCACGCCCACGCCCTCCCATGAGCGCCCGAACGCGTAAAGGTCGATAACCAAAGCGGTGTAGGTTACTTTCGGCTCCTTCACATGCTCTAGGTAGTCTTTCGTTTCCTGCAAGAGCTGCGCCGCGTCCTCGCACTGCTCGTTGACGTATGACGCGACGGCGGGAAGAATGCCGCCCTCTCCGTCAGGGTGCCCCCAAACGGTAGTAGCTTCGGCATCCTCCACGTAGTCTTTGCCGCCATTGATATCGCCGAAGGTGAGACGGCGACCGTAGCCGCCACCCTCAGTCTCAACGCCCTTGCCGTAACCGTAGACGCGAGTTTTCGGGTTGTCGCTCGCAACAGAGCGCTTGACGGAAACGAGGTCTTTAGTCCATGTAAAACGCTTTGCGCTGCTCTGGTTCCCGCGCTTCGCGCGCACGCCCACGCGGCGGCTCACAATGCCCGTACCGTTGTGGACGATGAGCGTTTCAAGCTCGCCGCCCCACGTCTCGATGATTCCGGCCAATCCCTCGCGCACGCTCTCATGGTAGAAGGTGCGCGAAGCTGTGCCGCCCTGATCGCACGTGCCGACCTCCCAGCGCGTGTCTGCGAGAATGGACGCGAGCGCTACCGACACGCCGCCAGAAGGCCGCTTATCGTCCAGCCAGTCATCCCACGTTTCGTTAACAGAGTTGATGCAGACGGCTTGCGTCTCTGGCGCGCCGTCATCGTCGTGTGCGCGGTCGATGGTGTCAACGATGTGTTCGTGGCACACGCCCTGAAGGTCAATCCAAACTACGCGGTCGCCCTTCACGAGGTCTTCGGCGCACGTGATGTTGAGTTCGTCGGTTCCGTCCAGCGTGTCGGTGTGCGTCGCGGCGCTCACCGTGATCCGCCCCAGATTGTCGCCCCAGCGGTTGAAGCGGGTGAAGCCGATACGTCTTATTAAAGCCATCGTTCCACCCACTCAAGAATCGCGGTGCCGTTGGTGATGTTCAGGTGGCAGCGACCGTTGATCTCGAAGTAATCCGAGTCAATCGTTACCGGCGCTGTCTGGTTGTTGACCGTCGCGTGCTCGGTCGCCATGTCAAGCCGTATGGTGCTCGAAGACGTGAGCGCGGTGTTGATAGCCACGAACTCGCCGGTATCGACGTTCGTAATCCTCCACGTGCTGCCAGCGGCGGGCTTCGCCGTGACCTTAAGGTATGCGGGTCGGTTGCCGCCAGCGTTCACGTAGATGTTGCCAGCCGAAACCTCCATGCGGCGCTTCTGGCCGTAATAGTCGGGGTCGCCGACGTGGAACGTCACGGTGGTTGTCGGGCAATCGTCCGTGATCTCGTCTAGGTCGGTGCTGCCGCTCACGATTGCGAGCAGGTAGCGCGTCGGGTCATCGGGAAGGTAGAGCGGCGCGGGTTCGTCAGTCCAGAGAGCCGCCGCGAGCTTGTGCCGCATCTCCGCGACCTCGCGGCGGTCTTCAGTCCTAAGCCAAATCTCAACGGGAAGGTCGTAGCCGCCACGGTAGGCGCTCTTGAAGACCTCGCCATGCCGCCCCGGCACGCTCTCGAACGTCGCGTTGACGGTCGCCATGATGGGGCGGCGCACCTTGCAGTAAACCAGCTTCGATAGGTCGGTGCCGTTGAAGATGATTCGGTCGTGCTGGTTCCTAGTCCGTCTAAGTTGCAACTGGCACCCCCCTTTGCTTCAGCTTGCTTGCGATGCCAGCGCCGATCTGCTGGCCTGTCTCGTATGCGTCCACTCCGTCAGCGACCGTGGCGTAAACCGTCACGGCGACGTTAACGGGCTGGCTCGGCGCGTCGGCGAACCGCGAGAAGGCGCGGTTAACCGACGTTTCGATGAAGCCTTGCAACTGCTTCTCAGGCGCGATGAACTCGCCGCCAGCTTCGCCAACGCCGACGATTGAAGGCTCATCGAAGTAGCCGCCGCGCGCGTACCAACTGATGCTCACGCTCGGTAGCGAAATCGGGCCAAACTCGTTCCAACTGACGTTGAAGTGCGGAAGCTTCGGCTTCGGAATGCTGATCTTGATTCCGCCAAAGGCGTTCATGATCTTCTGCGGAATGCCAGAAATCGCGTTCCACGCGCTTTCAATCGGGTTCTCTATGAAGCCCCTGATGCCGTCGAACACGCCCTGCACCTTAGCGCCAAGGCCGGGAAATCCCAGCTTGTCGCCGATGCGGTCTGCGACGCTAACCGCCGTGCTCTCGGCAGCGTCAAGCTTCGAGCCGATGTTGTCTTTGATAGCGTTGAAGGCGTTTGCTGCTTGGCTCTTCGCCGTCTCCCAGTCGCCGTTCATCGCTGCTTGCAGAGCGCCAGCCGCAGAGCTTCCAACGGTCTTCGCGGTGTTCATGTCGTTCTGAACCGTGGAAGCGATTTGCCCGAAGGCCGAATCGGTGTTGCCGGTTAGGTTGTTCCACCAGTTAGACACGGTATCAACCGCGCCTTGCGCGAGGTTCCCGACGTTGGTTTTAAGATCGTTCCAAGCGTTCGAAGCGCCGGTTTTGATGTTCTCCCAAGTGTCGGAAGCGCCTTGCTTCAACTGCTCCCACTTCTCGCCAACGCCTGTGCAGAAATCCGAAACGCCGGTGCTGACCTGCTCCCAGATTCCGCCCCAGAACTCAGGCACGCCAGCGAAGAAATCCTGCACGGCTTGCCACTTCTCAGAAATCCAGCCGGTGAAGTCAGACCACATCTGCTTGCCCGTCTCGGTCTGCGTGAAGAACCACGTAAGGCCAGCGACGGCGGCGGACACGGCGGCAACGCCAAGGCCGATAGGATGGGCGGCGATAAGGCCGGTAAAGCCCGTCCATCCGCTAGAAAGCGTGCCGGTGAGCATGCTTCCAAGACCGCCCGCCTTGGTGACGATGTTAGAGAAGCCGGTTCCGATCTTGCTTAGAAAGCCCGTGTCGCCCATAAGCTTCTTAGCGCCGCCCCAAAGCTCGCCAGCGGTCTTGAAGGCGCTTCCCACACCCTCTGCGGCTTCCATCGTCTTACCTGCGGCGGTAGCCACTCCGCCGAATGCGACGGCTCCTAGAGCGAGGTTGTTAACAAGCGTCTGCTGCTCTGGCGACAGGTTCTTGTACCAGCCCGTGACGGCTTCGAGCGCGGGCGCGAGCGTGTTAAGAAGGCTCGTGCCGATCTCGGTAACGGCGGTCTTGACGGGCAAGGCCGCTTCGCCGAGTTCCTGCATGCTCTGGTTCATCTCGTTCTGCGCGTCGCGCGAAGCGAGAAGGTCTTTGTTCGTCTCTTGGTACTGCCGCCCAGCGTCCGCGTAAAGCCCGGTAAGCGTCTCGGTGATGAGCTGCGACCGCTCCTGCTCGCTTCCGCATGCGGCAAGCGCGGCATTGAAGGCATCTTCTTTGGTTTGACCCTCGGCGACAGCCTGATTGAACGCGGCCTGAGCCGAAGAGTGGCCGGAAAGCGCGGCGCTCCACTGCTCGGCGGATGCGGTAGACCAGTTGAGAGCATCGGCAAGGCCACCAGTTACGGTGCCCGTGTGCGCCGTCTCCTGCGCCGCTTCCGCCAAGTTCTGAAGCGGCAGAGCGTCGCCGAACGTCGCGTAAGCACCAGCGGCGATGTAAGTCCACTGCTGCAATTCCTGCTCGTTGGTTGTCAGGCGCGCTAGGTTCTGGCTCGCTTCCGTGGCAGACGAAGAATCGCCAAGGATGCGGTAGAAGCTCGCATAGGTCGAAGATGCCTGTTCAGCGGTGCCGCCAGCGCTCACCCATGCCGTTTCGAGCTGCCCGCTCTGCTGTATCGCTTCCTCTTGGCTAGACGCAAGGCCGGTAAGCGCGCCAGCAGCGCCGATGATGCCGCCAGAGAGCGCCGTTCCCGCGCTCGAAATCTTAGAACCGGCGTTTGAAAGCTTGTCGGCGTTGTCCTCGATGGTCTGACCAACCTTGTAAAGCGCCGTGCGCGATGCGTCAGCTTCGCGCGCCGTGTCCGCAAGCTCGCTGCCGTAGCTGTCTAGCTGGCGCTCGCACTGCATGATCGCGCGCTTCAGGCTGTCGTACTGCCGTTCTTCCTGAGCCGTGAGCTGCGCGCCGCTCTGCTTCTTGCTCTCCAACTGCGCGAGCGCCTGCTTGTAAGCGTCAAGCTTCTGCTTCGTCTCGCCGTAGGCAGAGTTGAGCGCCTTTACCTTCTGCTCTAGCAGCTCGGTGTTTCCGGGGTCGAACTTCAGCGCCTTGTTGATATCGCGCAAGTCGCTTTGGGTGTCGCGCGATGCCTGCTGAACCTTCTTCAGGGCGCTTTGAAGCTCGGTTGTGTCGCCGCCGAACTTGATAACAAGCCCCTTGTAAGTGACCGCCACGTAATCACCCCTCTTCGGTTGTCAAAGTCCCATGAGTGCTTGAAGCAACGCGCCCTCGCGGGTGCGCTGCCGTCAAGAACTCACTTCATGTCACGTCATGACCAGAACGCGGCTTCTGCCTTGCGCGCCTTCTCGTCTTCGTCGTAGTGCGCCGCAGCGTCGGCGTAAAACGCGTTGATCTCCAACAGGTCTTGAACCTGCCAGTAGCTCATCATCTGAAGGTCTGAAAGCGTCAGGCCGCATTGCTGGCAGTTGTAGATGTATCGCGCGTCGCACGCGTCTTGCAGGTTACTTGGAAGCGGCGGGGCTGGCCTTTTCGGCTCCCTCGGCTTCCACTGCATCTTTCGCGGCGCTTGGAAAAAAGTTGTCCTCGACAATGCGCATCACGTCGGAAGCCCAACCGTCCCTGCGCTCCAAGTTGTACGCGTCCGACGGGAAGGAAGAAACCCACTCATCGAATCCGGTATCAAACTTCGGCGTTGCGGTCTTGATGCACGCGTAGAAGATTTCGAGCAGCGGGACGATAGCGGGCACGTCGCTAGTCATGAGAGAACCGGCGATCTTAGAAACCGCATCCGCAATGTCCTTCGGGCGCTTCCTGCCGCCCTCGACAACCTCATTGAAGCATCGAGAATAGGCAATCGGCGTGAACGCGTTGAACGTCGCTTCGAACTCCTTGTCGCCAACCTTGATAAGCATTGACTACCCCCTAAGACTGGTTCTACTCGGTCTTGTGCGCAAGCTCGATGTTCACCGCATCGAAGAACGTTGCATAGTCGGCAAGGCCGGTAAAGCTGTCGTAACCGCTCGTGCGAATGTCGGTGCTCGGGATGGTGACCGGTCGCCACGTGAACGGATAGTCAAGCTGCGTGATCTCGGGCGTGTCCTGAACGGTGTTAAGCTCCTGCGTCGGCTTCGAGAGCTGGCACATGAGAAGGCAGCGGCGGCGACCGAGCACGTGCCCCGGCTGCTCGCACATGAAGGCGAACTTCTTAGGCGTGCGGTCGGCGCTCAGGATGGTTCGCCCGTCCTGCGCAATCTCGTAGCCCACGAGGTCTGCGATGAGCTGCCGCAGCTCGGCGGTGCTCTCGGTGTCGTAGAAGCTCATGGTTCCAGAGCCGCCGTTGTCCTGCTGCTTGTCAAGCCACGGCTCGTTGTCGGCGTAGCTCGTTGCCGTCTCAACGGTCGGCTCCATGCTGATAGCGACGGTTCCCGCGACATGCACGGGGTCTTCGTAGGTAAGTGCGTCTTCGTCGGTGCAGATCGCAAAGTGCGAGTTCTTCACGCCGAAGAATCCGTTTCGTGCCATTTGCTTTCTCCTAACTCTCGGCGACGTTCACGGTGAACGCCGCTTCGGTAAGCTCTTCTGAATCAATGTTCGTGATGCTCAGCGTGAACGGGCACTCTGCGGCTTCGAGCGCATCGCGTATGCGCTTCTCGGTCGCGTAGTCGCGGTGCCGCGTGTAGAGCGCGATATCGTAGGGCATCCACGAAAGATAGGTGTTGTTGTCCGCGTATGCCGCTTCGTTGTAGCCCGCCACAAGGCAGATGAAGGGCGGTGCCGGTTCCTCGCCGTCTGCGAATCGCTGGTTAGCCCACGGGATGCCGAGCGAATCGAGCACGCCGCAGAGCGCCTTTAGCTCAATCATCGTCCGTCGCCCCCCATCTCCGCGAACTCTCGCGCCACTTGGTCTGCAACCTTCCTTATAACGCCGTCGCCGGGAACGGTGCCGTAATCCTCGCCGGTCTGGTTCGTGATCTTGTGGCCGTTCTCCAACAGGTGCGTTAGCTGGTAGCGCCGGTTGTGCACGGTGCATTCGGTGCCCGTCTCATCGGTCTTAACGTCGGCCTTCCAGCCCTTCTTGTAAGCGCCGGTGCGCACCTTGCTTTCTTGCTTCAACAGCTTCACGGCGCGCCTTCCGGCTTCGCCCGCGTTCTCAGCGAGCGCGGAAACGTTGTCTTCCACGCACTCTTTCATGCAGCTGCTTATGAACCGCTCGATGCTCTGCTCAGCCACGGTCGCCCACCACCTCAGCGAGCGTCAGGCGCACGAAGTCGGGGCTTGACCTGTCAACGCGCGCGACCGTGAGCCGCGCGCCGTCGAACTCGACTAGCCGCTCTCCGTTGTAGGCGCTCTTTCGAATCTGCAACACCGCTTCGGGATGAATGCCAGCGGCAGCGGCGGCGTAGTATGCGGCATCGCCCATAGAGAAGACATTGCAGAACACCTTGCGCTTTGTTTCCTCCGTCTGCTGCACGCCGTATTCGTCCTTCTTGACGGTCTTAGCGATGAGCTGGCACGTGCCAGCCCACATGCTCATGACGCGCCCCCGTACTCCTCGGTGCACTTCATCTGCTTCACCTGCTCCTCGAAGCTCGCGGCGAAGCGCTCCGCGTCCGGGTTGTCCGCGCCGAAGTTCGCGAGCACGTAGGTCTTTATCGCGACGCGCACGCGGCTGTCGCCGTCATCGTTGGCCTTGTCATCCGAGACGCCGCCCGCCCGCATGGTGGAGCGGGCGGCACCTATGAGGTCTGTGATCTCATCGTCGAAGTCGGTGACGCCGCCGAGCCTGAGCTGTGCGCGGCAGGCCGAGAGCATGGAGGGCGAGTTCGTTGCTGTAGGCATTCACGCCCCCCCTTCGCTTACTTGCCGGCCGTGCCGATGGTGAGCTGCGTGAACGCCTCGGGCACGGCAAGACCGCCGTCATAGAGCATGTAGCCGTCGGTGGCCTTGTTCCAGCTGCCGTCGGTAAGCTCAACGACGCGGGTGAGCGGGCCGTCGAACAGGTTGCTCTTGAACAGGTCGGGGTAGCCGATGAGAATGACGCCATCGGCGAGCGCGTCCTCGCGCTTGATGACCTTGCCGAAAGCCTTGCCCTCGACGGTCGGGTCGCTCGTCAGCTCGCTCGGGATGAAGTAGCTGTGGCCGTCGCCGTCCTTCACGCCCATGATCTGGTTCCAGATGGTGGACGTGTTGGCGTAGATGTGGATGCCCTTCGGCGCGGGGTTGTCGTAGGTCTTGGTGAGGCCGATCGCCTTGCGGACGTCGGCCTCGGTGAGGGTTCCGGCGGTCGCGCAGGTGATCTTGTTCGCGGTGGCGATGCCGAGCGTCGCGTCGGCCATGCGGTCGATGACGAACTGGTTGCCCGCCACGGCGAGACGCCCGCCGACCTCGCGCACGACCCAGTTCTCGAAGCCCGTGATGCTCTGGATGCTCATCTTGCGGGTCATCTTGACGCGCTTCTTGATCTCCTCGCCCGTCATGGTGATCGTGTCGAACTCGTTCTCCTCGTCATCCGTCGGTGCCGCGCCCTCGGTGGTCTTGGCGGCGTCGCCCTTCTTGATGGACTTGTGGCGAATGAGGGTGAACTGGTTCTTCTCGCTGTCGCGGGCGACGTCGCCGAAGAGCGCCGTCGAGCCGTCGATGAGGCTGATGATCTTCTCCTGGAGCACGACGGGCACGATGGCGTCGGTGTTCGTCGTGGTCACGATGAACTCTGCCCGCTGCTCTGCGGCGTGCTTCATGGCCGCTCGCTCGGCGTCGGTGAGCGCGTTTCCGTCGGTGAGCCGCACGCCGAGTTCGGTCGCAAGGCTCTTGAGGTAGCCGCGCTTCTCGGCCTCCGCGTAGTCGGTCACGTCGCGCACGCTGCCCGCGCCGGTGGCGGCACGCGCGAGCGGCACGTTGTCGATGCGCTTGGCCTCGCCAAGCTCGATTGCCTTGCGTGCCTCGGCGACGCGGGCGGCGCGTGCCTGCGCTGCGGCGTCGTTGGCGGCGGTGCGCTTCGCAATCTCGTCGGTGAGGTAGGCCATGCGCTCCATGTCCTTCTCCTCGGCCTCGCTGTCGGTTCCCTCGGGCGTCCCGTCCTTGTACTTGTCGAGAAGCGCCTGAAGCTCGTTCAAAAGCTCGTCCATTTCCTTAAACCTTTCTGCTCATGGCGATTGCCAACGTGGCGCGGGCGAGCGCCCGCGTCCTCTTGCGACGCGCAAGCTCCTTGCGCGACTGCTCAATCTCTCCGTTGAGCAGGTTTCTTGCACTCAACTCGGTGTTCGGGTCTGCCGGTAGGCTGACCGCGCTCACGTCGTAGACCTTCTTGATGCGCGTGATGGTGGTCGTGTGCGTCTCGCGGTCGTACTCGTCCGCAGTCGGCACGAAGCACCACGACATGCGCGTGACGAGCCCCGCCTGTATCTCCTCGAAGAGGTCTCGCGCCGCCGCCGAGCGCGAGAGGTCGGCGGCGACGAACAGGCCGTGCTCGTCGGGCTCGACGATGAGGGTGCCGTTGCTCACGCGGGCCATGACCTTGCCCTCGTGGTCGAACTGCATGATCACGTCGCTCATGTCCGCGCCGCGCAGCGCGGACGCGCTGATTATCTCCGTGTACGGCGTGCCGTCGAAATCCTCGAAGAGGACGTATGGGTCGTTGAACGTGGTCGCGTACCCCTCGACGTAGCAGTCGGTCTCGATTCGCCTCTTGCTCGCGCCGTCGGCGTCCCTCGCGACCGCCTTGAGC